GTAAGACAACCTACTACCTCACCACACTCGCCTCATGCACCCGATCATGTGAGACAACATGAGACCCTGAAGGCGATACCATCGCCAACGCCTCAACTCCAAGCTGTAAGACATTGAGCGACAGCGTGGGCTTATCAGCGTCACTACCAATCCCAAAGATTGTCTTACCAGCGTTCGCAAGGTCTACCATCTTCCTACTCGCCTCCAACGCCGAGAGGTTGTCTAACTCTGTAAGACTTGATGCCGCCTTAGTTAACCCGATCGCCATTGAAGAGTGAAACGACTTCTTATTTTCTTCCATACTCACCGACAAAGCATCGGAAGTGTGACAAATTGTTACAGCGTCACGATGTCCATTCTCTCTTTTCATCTCCTGAATTGCCTTCGCCTTGTTAACTAGTTTCTGAGCGTTGGTGGAGGTTGGCCATTCATCTCGTTTTGCCCATTGCCTGATGGTGGCGGGTTTGATTCCGTGGATGCGAGCTGTCTCTGTAAGACATCCTGTTGCTAGGTATGTTGCCTTGATTTCGTTTCTGTCGACGGCGAGTGGTGAAGGCATGGTAAGACAACGATTTCAGAATGTGTGACAGATAGTCCCTACTAGGTTTTCTCTGTAGAGTCAAGATGAAAACATTGTCTTACTGAAAGTATTTTTCTTTTTTTTCTTGGGAAAATAGTGGGGTCTGCCATTCTTAATCCGTGACCAACACCAACACCACACACACCATGAACACCACACACCAAACCACAAAAAGCGGAATGCATAAAACAGGAAGCAAAATCAATCAAGAGGGCCGTGACCTTGTTGCCAAATGGATCAGGCAGGATCGTAGAGATGGATACAAGGTAAAAGCATTTTTAGGGGGACAATATATCCCGAACGGATTCCGATACCTTGCCGCCCGTTTTTTCACAACTTCCCCCATCATAAAGGGTCGTCGATAACCAAAAAAAACATGATACAAGCACACTACAAATCGAAGAAAGCATTGAAGGAGAGCGTGGGCCAGTCTCTCCGGTACAACGAGACATCCATGTTCGGTATTGAATACAAGAGCCACGGCACATTTTGCGTTGCCGACTACTCGCCGACTCGCAAGTAATTTGCTCAGGTGACAATGGAAAACGACAAGATCAAGAAGGTATCCTGATATGTTCAACATCTTCGCCATATATTTTATCCTAGCCTTTGCCCTCCTGATCAGTCGGGAGGGCAATTAAACAACACCACACCAACCCAACGCTATGATCGCAATAATCGAAACATTCCTGAACGGAAATATAAGTGACGCACAAAAGAGGGCAAAAAACCGCTCTTTCATGAAGTTAGTTGAAGCGGCAAGAGATATAGGCTTTGAACCACTTAACGCTTGGAACATTGCCGCCACAATCAAAGGCTGGCAGACATGGGAAGAATACTGCCGACACGATCACGCTAGTAACTAAAAACCACCACCACCAACAACAACAACAACAACAAAAAACATGACAACAAAACTACTCAGTATCGACACCAACGCAAAAACGATTAAGGGACAAGGGAAAGGATACCTGACGGGGATTTTATATCTCGCACCCTCCAATGAGTCGGGAGTGGTGAACACTTGCGGATATGCTTCACAAGGTTGCCGTGCCGCTTGCCTATTTACTGCCGGAAGGGGAAGATTTGACAATGTCAGGAAAGCGAGAGTCAGGAAAACGATGGAATTCCACCAGAATAAAGGGGAATTTATGGATCAACTCGTTAAAGATATTCATGCCCTGATCAAGAAGGCTAACAAGTTAGGTTTGAAGCCTTGCGTGAGATTAAATGGGACAAGTGACATCTCGTGGGAACAGATACCAGTAGGAAGAGCTTCAAATATCTTTGAACTATTCGAGTCCATCCCTTTCTACGATTATACAAAGAATTTCAAGAAATTAGTGAGACTGAAGGAAAATCCCATCAGTAACTACAGCCTGACTTTCTCACGCTCTGAGAGCAACGAGGAACAGGCCAAGCTCGCCCTTGCCCTTGGTTTTAATGTGGCGAGCGTGTTCAGGGTGGTTCCCCCTTCATCATATGATCGCCCGGTGATTAATTGGGACGAGAGTGACCTTCGCTTTCTCGATCCTAAGGGAGTAGTGGTGGGATTGAAGGCCAAGGGAGACGCTAAAAAAGACAAGTCAGGATTTGTTCTATGAGTGACGACATTCTCGATGCCCTGAAGTTTTGCCTTATCGCTTTGCTTTATTCAATCCCTGCCCTCTTTATTGGTTCCGTGATCATCACGGCCATAAAAGACACCAGAAAATAAGTAACACAACCAAAGCCCCCGTTGCCTATATGGTGACGGGGGCTTTTCCTTGCCCTGATTCTTGCCCTCTTAAATGCCGCCAGAATCGCTTTGATTCTTTCCCCTTAGCCTTTCCCCTCCTGAATTGCCGACGATTTAAAATCGACCCTCGTGCGTGTAAGACGATTGCTTGCAATTACTCACAATTACTTGCAATGCATTTTGTAGGACAATTACTTGCATTTACTTACTATGTGGTTTGTAAGACCATTACTTACAATCACTTACCTACGATTTTTTGTTGGCTTTTTCTCAAACCCGCCTTTTCGTCGGGCATTTTTCGTCGGGCAATTTTCGCTATCGTCGGGCAGTTTTAGCCATTTGATCTTCTGGTAGTTGTCTAGGAATGCCTTGGAGTTGCAGGATCGTGGCGTGTCCCCCTTGCCAGCCTGTCCGTATAGGTTGCTCATAGCCTGAGCATCCTTTCTGCCTGATCTCTCAGCACTTGTAGCTTATGAGAACCACCAGAGGTATTGATCTCACCAATGATCAGGTTCAGGATTGCCCTGAGACTACTGGTGGTAGTCTCAAGGTCATATCTCTGTGATTCCATCCACGCCAGTTGCTTCTTGAGGGAAGCAATACGGAACATGGGATCAGGTTCCTGCTGGCTTGTCTCCATTTTTAAAAAGGGTGGAAGGGTTGAATTGATTTTTAAACACGATGCCTCGCTTTTGAAAGAAGCGATCACAAGCGGCTCCCACTACACGAGATAGGTTCTCCACATAAGCCTCCCAATCTTCTCCGTGCGATGTGTCTCGGTGTTGCCACTTGTTGTGTGGAACATAATTGATGGGGCGTTTGCCCTTGCTCATTGAAAGCTATGAAGGAGGTTCTCAAGACGGCACAGGAGGCAATGCTCCTTATCCTCCTCGTCGGGCGATCCATGATTGATGCCATCCGTGTTTCTGGCAACGAGTGCCAGAGCCACATAGCAATCTCCCAAAAGCTCCCACATATCGGGAGCCTTGGAGAATAGCTTGGCGAACTTGATGCTCTCTCCAATTGCAATGGATTGGTCAATGGTGAGGACTAGCTTGTCGTTCTTATCGAGTACCATGTCGCCGTCTGCGTGGAGTGGGAACTCCATTGGTACTCTCACTTCGTCTTGGTCGATTCCTGATGGTATGATGATGTTGCTCATTTTGTTTTGTTGGTTTGTTGTTAGTTAATTCCTAAATCGTATTCCAGTTCATCAATGCGGCACTCTGTGCTTTCGATCTCGTCAAGAATGGAGAGGTATTCTTCATCTTCCTTGTCTCCGATATATGCATCTCGCTTCTTTTCAAGATCACGCAAATCGTCCTTGAGGTTAAGAAGAACTCCGTGGTCTTCCCAGTTTTCTTCCCAGTCTGTCATGATGCTCATAGTCTGTTGTAGTGTTTGAGGATTGGTTTGATTAATTCGTCGGTGATCTCACGGGTCTTGCCAAGCGAGTTAAGTTTCATGATCTGCTCTAGTGTGCGGAGCATTAAATCAAGCTCACCTTGAAGGTGCAAGATTTGTTCGTTAGAATCCATGTTCGATTTTATGTTGGGTGTTTGCGATTTCTTTCTTGGTCTCCCTTAGGGAGATCCTGTTGAGCATCATCGTGCATTCCATAGGTTTGTCACGATAAAAAACAGCAATGTTTTTCTCGGTCTGCTTGCGGCTGTATTCGAGAAGCTGGAAGCTATATACTACAAGCCCCACGAAAAGCGTGATGACTCCAAGGGAGATTACAAAGATTGTCATATTAATCGTTGGAGATTTCGTTTCCAAGGGCTGTGCCTACGATGATCGTGTCCACGCTCGGCCCTTCATTGATCACATTGATGATGATCGGTGATGGATCGTGGATCTCAAACGGAGGAGGAAGGGTTTCCCATGCCATGCAGGATGATAACGGAATTAGGAGGAGGTATTTCATTTAAGTGAGGAGGCAATGGCGTTGTTCATGGATGCCGCACCAGCGAAGATGGAGTCGAGGTGGGCGAAGTGGTGGGGTTCAGCGTAGTTGCTTTCTAGTTCTTTGTCGGCGGCGATAGCGAGATGCAGGATCTCGTTTGCCCTCGACTTGCTGATGCGGATCTCATCCATGCCGTGGCGGTCTGCCATCTTAACTGCGACTTGCAGGAGTGGCTTGATGTTGTCGATTACTGCGTGTGTGTTTTTCATGTTTTGGTTGAGCGGAGGTTGTGCCGCTGAGATCAGTCTTTCAGGTTTTGCAGGATGATCAAGAACTTTTTTCAATTATTTTTCATGTCCTCTAGAGCCTGTGTGGATGCGGCTAAAATGGAAATCCCCTCCCCAGCACATGACAACTGGAGAGGGGACGCAACCACGCACCGAACTAAATTTTAGAATGGGATTTCTTCGTCCCTATCATTGGGGGCATAGCCATTAGACTTTGACTTGTTGTGGGAGTCAACACCCTTTTTGAATGGCTCTTTCACGGACAGGGAAAGGAAGGCATCGCCGTTCTTGGAAGTCTTCTCCCAGATGCTCACCTCGTAATCCTTGCCGTCCACATTAAGTGGGCCGGCGAACTGCGGGGCTTTGGGGTTTGCGTTGTCTTTGCGGAAAGCCGCACCTCGATTTTTGTTGTCGTATTGCATTGTTGTTTGTTGTTAATTCCTTTCGTCGAATCGTAGATATTCAGATCGGAAGGAAAGTGGGATTCTACCAGTAGAGGTGGCACGAGACAAGGCTATATTTAACCACCAATCGTTAGGGTTCTCCTCGTCTCTCTGGATCTTCAAAAACATATCGCAGTCATTCTCGATTCCCCTTGACTCACGAGATGCCCCATCCGCATTAAGTTGTGTGAGAGCGATGATGGGAATACCAAGCTCCTTTGCTAAAATCTTGATCGTGCGTGAACTCTCAGCCACTTGTTGCTCCCGGCTCTCCTTGCGGTTCAGGGGTTCTATAAGTTGAATGTAGTCCACGACAAGCATCTTGATCTTATGCACAGCCGCCATGCGTCGAGCGGCGGCACGGAGTTGAAGAGGGTTGATGCTGGACTCGTCCCTCACATAGATGGGTAGCTTACTCACCTGACTAATGCCCCATCTGATTTTGTCCATGAGTGCTTTGTTCGGGTCTTTGGAAAGCTGACTGATGTCGGCTCCTGAGAATGAAGACACAAGGCGATCAAGCAACTCGCCGCTTCCCATCTCAAGGGAAATGATACCCACAGGGTTGCCAGCATTCGCTGTACGCATAGCCATGTTCAGGGCGAGGCTAGTCTTCCCTCCCTTGGTTGCGGCTCCGATCACAATCACTTGCCCCCCACGAAATCCAGAGGTGATGTCATCGAGTGGTTTAAATCCAGTCGTGATTCCGATCAACTTGCCTCGGTTCTTAACCATCTCCTCGTAAGCGGACAAGCGGTTTAGTGCCACCTCACCAACGGACTCAATGCGTCCTTTGGACTCAGCATCAGCGGCAATTCCAATCAGCACCTTCTGCACGATTTCGGATAGATCTCCTCCCCCTGCTGGATCGTCAGCGGCATGAATGATCTTCTCTGCTCCAGCCTTGGCTAATCGGGCAGTATGCTTCTTGCGTAGGATGTCAAGATACTCACTCCAGTTTGAAGTCACGGCTGGCGAGATAAAACACTCCGTGATGAATGATGGGCCTCCCACATCATCCAATGTCCCACCAACGCTCATGTGGTCTGTGATAGTGACAAGATCGCACTCCTTGCCTTCAGTCCAAAGACTTAGAGCGGCCTCAAAGATCTTCCTGTGGCATGGGTGGTGAAACAGCTTTGGGCTGGCATAATCAGCGGCCTCGTTAAGGATAGCTGAGTTCTGGAGGACGCAGGAAAGGAATGCCTTCTCTGCTGGATCGGATTGTGGTGTTATTTGTTTTGTCATGTTAAATTAAATATTGAATATCTGTGAGTTGGTTTTGCTCCATAATGTAAAGCTCTCCCCTGCCAAGGTCTTTAATATTTTCTTGTCTCTTGAGTTCTGCGGCATAAGCCCATCCAGCACAGCGAAGAGATGGTGATCCGTCTGCTATCATCAACACATACACATCAACCATATTGTTCTTCCACAATGCACATGGTAACCTACCAGTCTTGTATCGTGTAGTCTTAACATCAATCGCAAGCCCCCTGTATTCACAATCGCCCCTATCTGTGGCTTGTCCTACTGGCTTGGCATCAAGGTCTGGATAAATGTTGAGGTGCTTGCATAGAGCGATCTCGCCCATGCATCCGTCAATGTCGATCTGGAATTTGTCCTGATCGCCGAATTGCCTGTCAACTATTCCGTTGGCACGAGAGCAGAGATGACGCTTCTTTCCAACGAAAGCCGCAAGTCTGATTTCGGCTTCATTAAGCGTGATGATCATTTCTTTTTCTTGCGTTTAGACTCTGGTTTTGCGGCCTTTATTGCCCAGTAAAGTTCAACTTGCTTTTGGAATACAAACCATTCTTTTGAAAGGTCTTCTTTCCAGACCACTTCAAAATCCCCCTCATCCTGCTTTCCAATGCGGACGATGGCATGAGACTTTATTTGATTTGTTTTGCATAAACATGATTCTCCCATAGCCTCATATTCTGCAACTGGCTGATTCTCGTTCCACAACGCCGCATAACCAGCACATTGTCTCCAATAGCTTTCGCTGATCTTCTTTGATGTCTTGAAATCAATCAACACATGATGACCATTTTCCCTGTGTGCAATAAGGTCAATCGTCCCTCCATAACGGACGGCGTTATGCACAAGCTGGATCTCCGTAGCGACTTTTTCAAGGTGCTGTTCGTCCCACCAATCGACAAACTTGTTGTAGCAACCCAACGCCTTGTCGATGTCATCCTGCGAGTAATCCTCAAGGTCAGCCACCTGACCATTGAGATAGCACTCAATCAAGAAGTGAGCGATGGTTCCAATGTCAGCGGCCTTGTCCCTTTCCTTTTTGTAGTCCTTGCCTTCCCTGCCAAGGTTCCATGCCCAATGGATTAGGGCGGAAGGATCGTCTCCGATCTTGCATATAGTTGACCCACCGGGAACTTCCGTTCCATCAGCTAGGATGTATTTCTGATGGGGGGCGTTGCGTACTAGTTTTACTTTTTCCATGCCTCATTCATAGGAGGCTTCAATCTCATGGTCAAGAACAAATCTTTCCCAATCTTCATCAGTTGCTCCATCGGCTCCAGTAGCGTTTCCGAGGCCGTTTTGCGTCACAAAGATTTCACAAAGTAAGGCAAGTGCATCAGCCCTATCTGGTGAGTTACCCTTGGTTCGCTTCTTGAGATCCTTCTTCGACTCTAGCAAGGTTCTCTCGTTCTTGAGCGAATAGATCCTAGCACAAAGCTCCCTAGCAGTTTGGTCATCCAATCCACGGAGCCTTCCAGACATCACAATCATCTTAATCTGACCCCATAGTTGCGTGACCCGGTTGGCATAGACTTGCTTTGCTGGTCGAGGATCTTCCGTGGAGATGGCATTGTCAGTAGCCGCACCACCGAAGCTCACCCTGATGAACCCATTCTTCCATCGTTGCTGGATGATGTCGGCAATACCAGCACCACCACCAGTCGCATCTAGGGCGAAGTCTTCTGGTCTCACATTGTGTTTATTCAGAAGTTCAATGGTCTTATCAGCCACCTGATAGAACAATGGATAGTCTGGGCTTTCCTCCAAATGAATCCTCACAACATCGGTGAGGAGCATGGTGAGTTGACCATCCGTTGCCTTTCCCACTTTTGCAAATCGCAGAATACAATCATCTCCGTCCGTGGTGAACGCTGGATCAAGGGCGGCAATGGTCTTCACTCCTCCACCAGTCCAAAGGATTGTCTCACGAGCCTTGCCGTCCTGAATGGTTGCTGAATCAAGGATTGTGTTTCTTGCTCCGCTCTTGCTCCACATACCACGGCAATAGGAGTTCCATTCAAGGCTCCCCTCCCCGAAGTTCTTCTTGATCGTATCCACATTGTCCTGACCAAACAAATACGGATAGATGGTTTTACCAGCTTTAATGTTGGGAGACTTGAGTCCGTCAAACCTCACGCAGATTCCGCTCTTGGTTTCCCAATGCTCGTCATCATCACCAATACTCCCCCACCCCATGCGAGGTTCACAAAACAATCCGTGCGGATCATACATGGAAGATGCGTTGGCAATGGCAATGAAATGATAGAAGTCCGTACCCACTTCCAAGTTTGCCCTAGCTGAATACACGGCTGGGTTGGTCTGGGCCGCTTCGTCAACCATGATCACCATGCGAGGCAAGTGAACGCCCTGTAGCTTTCCTACTGCCTGTTCTACAGCACCAGAATCCACGGCAAGGGCAATGATACTGCTCCTGTCATCTCCCCTCTGGAACTGGATCTTGGTCTGGGAGTCCACCACATTAAGTCCGAAGAGGGGAACGGCAGGACGAACGAACCGCATCATTTCAGACCAGATACGACCCCTGAGTGATGGAACAGTCGTACTTGTGAGTGCCACTCGTGTAGCCATAGGCTTTGCCAAATACTCCACCAGAGACAAGAGCGTGAATGTGAATGTCTTTCCAGCGGCGGCACATCCAGTCACTCCAATTTCATCGTAGCTAGTCCAAGCCCATAGAGCGAGTTCGTTCCAATCATTCCAAGACCTGATCACATCAGGCCACAGCATTGCAATACAATGCTTGATATGCTGGCCTCGTGAGAAACCGCTATAGATAGACGGATCTTTACACGCCACCATCAGCAACTCTATCTCAAGTTGCGTGATGGACGGATACCCGCTTAGATCCAGCCCGTAGGTCTGGAGCTTCAAGGCTTAGAGTCCTCGTAGCTGGGAGCGAATGGAATCAAGCCCAGACTTTGGATTGCCCTTGCTCACGCTCTCCTCATCGGAGGATGATCGTGTAATCCTAGCCTGAACGGAAGCGTCTTCCTTGGCTCGGTTCTTATACTTAGCCAACTCTGCCTCCACCTTCGCCAGCTTCTCAATAGCATCCTTAGCGGCAACGGCAAGGAAAGGAGTAAGTGCCATATCGTTTGAGCTTGCAGTACCCATCATGATGGCTTCTGCGGCTTCACGCCTAGCTCTAACAGCCTTGTCGTGATCCTCGTCACCGATCTCCCTGAACAATTCATTCTTGTTAGCGAGATGTGCCGCAACACGATCAAAGTTCTTCTTGGCACTTTCCATGAACTGCTGGTGGTTCTTCTCCTGCTCTACTTGAAGATCCTGATTAGTCTGACGATAGTTCTCCAAAGCACCTTCCAGATTACCACGCTTGCTGTCAGCATCATTGATAAGATTAAGGAACTGAGCGGCGGCGGCTCCACCACCGAACGATTCGTCAATAAACTCGATACGCTCCTTGCCCTTTATGGCGAGTGCCTTCTCCGCAATAGATTGATCATCACCAATCTCCTTTGCGAATGTGGAAGCCTTGTCTATCGCTTCACTATATGGTTGCTCATATTTCTCCTTGAATTTTGGGGAACGCTCAAAAGCTGTACGCTCAAGCTCTGCCTCCAGCTTCTCCAACTTATCACGATAAGATGTTACTTCCGTGTCCTTCTCCTTGAGGGAAGCCTCATAAGCCTCAGCCTTCTTGCGAAGTTCGGCAATATTGTCCTCCTTGGATTTCTTCTTGGGAGCCTCTACAGGCTCAGGGTCTTTTGTAAGATCAAGATCCGAAAGATCAAAGCTATCGCTTGATGCGGTTTTCTCAGTAGCCCTTTCCTTGGTCTTCTTTTCCTTCTTAGGCTCCTCTGGCGTGGACTCCACTCCGTCAAGATGCTTCAGGAACTCGTCTGATTCCATGCTGGTGATCTCCTCAATGCTCTGAGGGACTTGCTCACCGCTCTCCACCTTGGAATAATCTACACGCTCGATCTTAGGCTTCTGGTTGATCTGGCGGTTCAATACTTGCTCAAACGACTCAGAAGCGGGTTCTGGCGTGGAAGCAATGATGGGGTCTGCTGGCTGTGTTGTTGGTTCGCTCATAAATTAAAATTCTCCTTGATAGGACGGGTTGATCTCTTCGATTTCTTCAGGCACAACTGCGAGTCCATGAAGATCATTAATTATAGATGCCCTGCCAGCATCGAACCCGAATAGAACATGGGCATTATTTGCACTAGCTACTAGGGCATTGGTGCTTCCCAATACTTTTGCGGCGGTGAGTCCATCCACAACGGATAGAGCTTGTTTCATGATAGGAAGATCAAGGATCTTCTTTAGTTCTGCGGCAAGGGCTGTGTCAGCCCTCCAGTCTGTATATGTCATAGTAGATCTTTTTCAGTCGGCATTTCATCATCAGAGAATAGAATTCCTTCTTCCTCCGCTGTTTCAATTTCATTAAGTGCTTTGATAATGGAGTCGCTATTAACAACTACATTGAATCCACTTACAGCTTCAGCGTGTTCTTGGCAAGCCTTAATTGCCTCTTCTGGCGTATCCCCAATCCCGATACAATCACCGATCTCTGGCATCTTAACGCCATCCGTAGGGACGATATAGCCTTGCCCCTCGATCTCGGCATAGTTACGCCACTTAATCCATTGCCTAGCCTCTGGCTTGACGCTTACTGGACACCAGCGTTCATTGGCAAAGTCGGAAGTGATAATCGCCAAGGCTCCGTATTTAGCCCTCCATACAGGCTCCACAAGCTCTCCGTTGGCACCAAGCTCCACAATCTCCCCCACATTCTCAATCATCTCCCAATACAGGGCAGATGGAGGTGCAGGGCAACGAGTCGTAAGGTCTATAAGATAGGGAGTTCCATCATCCGTCACCCGCACTTCCGTGGAGAAGAACTGGGCATACCCGGACTCCTCAAGGAATGGCGTAAGGCAGTCGTTAACATACTTTACTGGCTCCGCAACTTTGTCATAGTCCCTCACGCATCCCAAATAGCCTTTGTCCTTCACCTCCACACCGACGAGGCAAGTGGATGGGAATTTCCCACCAACGGAGTAGCCGTCATATCCAGCTTCCACAACTGAATCAATCTTATGCTCCACGATAAATGGGAACACCTCACAGGCTCCACCAAGTGCATCCCAAAGCTCGTTCATGCGAGGCTCAACTTCCTTCCAGCTTGCGGAATGGAAGGTTTCTGCAAGCCCTCGGAATCCGCTAATCTTCACATACACATCGTCATTCTCCTCAAGATACTTGCGGAGATTGCTCATTCCAGTTACAAGCTCGCACTTGCCCACAGGAAGCCCAAGGGCTTTCATCGTCTCTTTAGCCCTCCAACGCTGGACTTCCATCTTCTCGCCTAGCCCTGCCCCCCAGACTTTATAACCTCTGGAACGAAGCCACTCTTGAAGCTGGTAGAAGCCCACATCGGGGAAGACGATGAAGTCCACCTCGTCGATAAGCCTCCACATATCCTCGACACGCTCCACTCCTTTGAGTCCAGTCCCAACCATAGCAGGGCCATGTTTGGGGAACGAGCGATCAGCATAGGGAACGAAGTAACTCACTTCATGATCTTCTGCCAGACGCTCGGCAAATGCCGTGAAGATTCCGTGGTCAATTACAAGGCACTTACTCATTTTCTTCAATCCCCATTTCCTTTGCTTGGTTGTCTCTAATTGTTTGTATCAGTAGCTTGTGAGCTAGTGCCAGTTCAGAATCACTTCCGTGAAAGGTGCGATGGTACAAGTACCTATCGTAGATCAATGCTACGATCAATTCCGTTGCTTCTGCTTTCCCCGCATCGAAGGGGTTCGTTTCCATTTGGTTTGTTTTTAGGGTTGGATTTGTCCGTATTTCTGAGCCACCTTGAGGCGGTCAACCATCAGACGCTGTGCGGTCTTGCGATCCTGCAACTGCATCTGGTGTTGAGCCTTGGCTTGCTTGATCTGAATATCGTTCTGGAGCTTCATCCGATCCAACTGGATTTTGTTCATGGCAACCATAGCCTTGGGGTCTTGCTGTTGCTGTCCCTGTTGCTGTTGAGCCATTTCCTGCTCCTGCATTTGCTTCGCCATACTATTGATCTGATCAGCAACCTTCATAAGTTCGCTGGTCTGCTCATTGAGATTGTTGAACTGCTCATCACGAGTCGGGTCTTCCTCAAGATATTTCAGGTGAGTGAGAATATGAGGAATAGCGGATTGCAAGACAATAGAAACCTGACGAGGATCTGCCTTCTGATCCTGAATACCCTGAACCATGCTTTCGCAGAATCGAAGATGGACTGTGAGATGGACGAAGTGATTTTGGTCTGGGTCAATAATAACCTGACCACCGCTCTGGAACGCATTGTTCTCAAGTGATGAGATGGAAAGCTCGTTGCCATCTGGCTTTGTTTCCTGCGGGATGCCGAATGCATCAATAGCAATCTGACCGCCACCAATAGCGGCAACCGTGGCATTAATAACATTCTTACGGCTGGACTCAGGAAGCTGTGGCAGATATTGAGAAATCTGGGACATAGCCGCAAGTCTAGCGGCGGCACTTCCCTGACCGATAGAGCGAGTGGCCTTGACTGACTCAATGTCAAGCAAAGCTCCAGCGGGAACTCCACGATTCATGCAAGCCTCTTGGAAGGAAATAGCCTCATTTCCACCCTGATCCTCTGGCAGGATGTTGGGATTAGCGGCACGGCGATAGACTTCCTTATAGTGAAGATCAAGAGCCTGAAGGTAGATTTCTGCCTTAACATTGGTGAGACGGCTCTTCTCGCCCATCTCAGCTTCAATTTCCTTATTGCCCTTCTTGCGACCGCCACCCCCACCAACCATTGGGATGAATGTGCTGATCTCATCAGCTTCCTGACCTTGGAACATAGCCGCTACTTGCATAGCGGATGATAGATTTGAACCAACGCTAACCTGAGTTAGGTTCATCCCCGGAGGAAGAATCTTATAAGGGCCAACTTGGATCGTCTTAATCTTCTCTGCATCAGCCGCCGAGTTGGGCTGGAACATAACAGCAGATCCTACAATAACCCCCTCAAGTAAGGCATTGTTGACACGATTAATGGCCTCTGCCCACTTATAAACTTTTTGTCCTAGTCCCCTAACTCCATGATAATATCCATTTCCAACGCCATTGAGGAAAACCGTGAACGCATTGGAGAACTTGGAATAACGGCTAGGCATCTCGCACAGGAACTCCGTGGAGTTGAGGCGATCAAAAATATAGTGGGAAATACGACCATCGTACTCCTTAACAAACATATGAGCCACCTTTATAATCTTGCTCTTGGCGTAGGAGTAGTAGAGAGCGTTGTTTTTAAGCTCCTTCTGATACCACTCCCAAGGTCTGCGTTGATCCTGCTCGTCAACACGGGCATCCATAATGGCTTGCTGGCACTCCTCGACATTCCAGCCACCACGCTTGGCGGCTTCGGGATTCTCAATATAGCGATATAGTTCCTCGCAATACATCTCATCCAAAACATAGCAAAACTCCCAATCATCTTGATTGACACTTGCTCCCTTGGGAACAACTAGGCTCCAAGGATCAATGGCTTTAGCCTTGAAATCAGTACCATCAGGCCAATACAAGCAAGCCTGACCATGAATGACAAGTTGCTTGTGGGCGATTTGATGCTGTGCTAGGAAACCGGGGTTTGTCTTGGCGAGTAGCTTGTGAAACTCCTCAGAGATGGTTCGGCTCCATTCCTCCCTCTTGCTCATGTCTTTTCCATACTGAGTACGGACGGTGGCATAATTGGGAACGGAGGTGAGAAGGTCGAAGTATGGAATAACAGCCGCCTCCACCTTGGACTCTGCGTGTCCCCAATTCACATTAACACGATCAGCCTGACCAAGTTCACGAAGCTGTTGGTCATTGTACGGAGCATTACCATCAATGATACCCTGAATCTGAGAACGACGATAAGAAGCAATCTGATCATCGTCGATAAGGGTGTAGAGCATACTACGGACTGACCCTGCATCTTCCACCCTGCTCTTGGGAGGCTTTTCTCCAACATTGGGGTCAATTAGTCCGTAAGTAATCATATTTTAAGAAGTGATTCCGCTTGTGTGATGTCTGGATTTTTAACCCAACACCAGTCAGGTCGCCTTGCAGTTGTCTCACTTTTCTCCCCTGTTAGCAAGAGATTTCTGTTGACATGAACAATGGCTTCATTTTTGCAACCGCAAACGCCACAGCTTTGTAGGCTTGCATCAGAAGGTGTTGACCTACTGCCCTTTACCTTGCTAACCATTTCCCTAATAGCCTGTCCTGTGGCACATCCACCACAGAAGTTAGATGACATATTATAGAAACAACGAGAGCATATTTCAGCCCTTTTGTTAGCTTCGTTTTGATCCACCCATACTTCCTCTCCCTTAACAGCGGCAAGTGCCATTGCTGACAGGGATTTAATGCCCTTCAGGATGGTTTCTGCTGATAGTTGTGGCTGGAACCCAACATACTTTTCACCAGAGTAATTGCACCACCCTGCTGGCAACCTCCTGCAAATCTGGTCTTCAACCCTGTCTTTCCAGTCACTAGGAAGCGGAATGGCATTATCCTTATAATGTGCTTCCACCTTCCTGAACAGATCCTCAATAGAAAGTTGCCCTTCCACCTTGAATCCATTTTCAGGAACCGTGAAGGAGAAGCGACCCGGAGGGACTTGAGAGATGTTCTTTAGCTTCTGAAAGCTCATTACTCGTCAATAATATTTGCGTTGTTTGGATCAAGCAACACCTCTGTGCAATGGTCAAGAGCCATCTTGTATCCATTCATAAAGGCTTCATACATATATTCCTTATGACCATCGGCTGTGCCGTGGTTCTTGGAATAAGTGCGGATACCCTCTGTGTTGAACCAATTCTCAAATTTATCTGTAGCGTTCATTTGTATATCTCCTCGTCTTCTTCTTCCCAATCATCCCCCATGTCGGGCAAGCTGGAATTGGGAAAAAGCACCATATGCTTCATCAATAATCCCAGCCGCTTCGTTAACTGATTCTTCATTAAGGTCTGGGAAACGAGCATGGAGTATTTCATGTGCCAGCACATCAACGAGATTGCGAGTAGATCCACGACTGATTGTGATCCTACGCTTCTCGTAGTCGCAAATTCCATCTGTGTTTTTGCCGGGGTTTCCATAGCCTATGCTCCACCTTGCCCCATTTATCGTTAAGGACGCAATCTTTTTGAATTTCATCGTGGTTTATAGGTGTTGAAGTAGAACCAAAGTGCAACAGCTACTAGGATGGCTATGAGCAAATCAATCATTGTTTTCTCCTTTAGATAGAATCATGCCCCTACGCTCCACATTGATACGCTCAACATCAATCACATCTCCATGCGTTCCAGACCGCTTGACGATCTCTGATACAAGTCGGTAATCAATGTTTCCACGCTTCATGTCTTTCACCACATTCTCCAGCATCTTACGCTGTGATGGTGAGTTGACCTCATAAGGGCCAGCCAACACATGATATTCGTTGGAGATGTAGTAGTGGTTTTGGATGTGTTTTGGTTCTTGGTTCATTTCTTGATAATTTTGTAGTGTGGTACTGGGTAGGTTTTGTGGCCTGTCTTGATTCTGAATTTCCTTCGCTCTATTTTTTTCTTTTCTATCATCTCGCAGATGATTCTATTTGTTTGGGCTATTTGTAGATTCCATTCCACACAAAGCTCTTTTGCTGTTTTGTATCCCTCTGGAGGAGTTTCTACATCAATGTGAGAATGTTTGGAAATTAATTTTGCCCATTCGTTAGCACTCATTTAATTATAAAATTGTGAATGATTTCAATAGTGCAAGTTATAACAATGAATACGACTATTAACGAGCATAAAATAAGAAATGTTTTCATATTGGCAACCTCCATTCCTTATCAAACTCGCCTCTGGTGATTAGCCACACGGCACTATCCTTTGGCCCAATCTCCCCATAGACTAGCCCTTGTCGCCATCCGAGGGTTGCTCGGCGGCATTTTGCATAGTCCATTTCGCCTCTGCGAGTAAGCGTACCCACGCAGTACCCTGTGCTTTCCTTAATCGTTCTGCCCTCTCCTTGCGACGAACGATGCGTGTGTCCAAATATGACTTTGCCGCCATAAGTCTCTGCCATATCCCTAGCCGCATTTTCGTTATAAATGGTTCCATGAGTGAAGGTCACATCGCCAACAGCATACTTTTGAAAAACTCCGTCATACGGAATCCTTCGGCAACCAATCTCGACAAACACCTTGTCAATATAGTCTGTTGCTTTTTGGGCGGCGTAGGCCACCACAGCGTTGCGGTGATTGAGCATCCTTGGGATTCGATCCTCATGGTTTCCGTCCAAGACATGAGTTGGTCGGTACTCTCGCAAGAAAGCAAGCCCTCCATCAATGTCTGGGGCAACTGGCTCTGACTCGTCACTACTTCCAGCCGCACCCGATCTCCAAGCGGTTGTATCACACCAATCGCCCAGATGAACACATATCGTCGGCTTCCATTTGTCTCGCATGGCAAGAACCGCAGAAATTGCAGTAGGGTCAGCGTATTTTCCATGACTACAGGAGACGGCAAGGAATCGCTCAAATTTTGTACCAATATGAGGGGCGGCTATCGCCGCCCCCTTTGCTTTGGATTTCATTCTCCTAATTCAATTATGGCAATCATTTCGTCAGCCATTTCAAATGCATCTGACGCTATTTCATCTTTCTTCCAACCTTTTTCTAAATCTCTAGTGCAATATGACTGCATAGCCAATCCAGCATAATACTCACGCAATGTCATTCCGTGATTTAACTTGCTTGAAAACGCATATATTTTTTGTTGTTTCATTGTTATTGCTCTGTTGTTGTTAATGTGACTAATTCCCACTTACTAGGATCCTTCTTCCCCGGAGCAACGCCAGCATTCACCAGCGTTCCATTAGCCCCGAAGTCAGTTGCCGCCATGAACAGCTTCTCATCGAATGTCATAGCCTCAATCGTCTTGCCGTTGTCGTTAAACTCAACGGAGTAGAGAGTCCACTTCTTTGCGGAGCCTTCCTTGCTCTGTGCGGCGATCTTGGCTTGAGTTGGCAATACGCCCCTCCAAGTAGCCACAGCGTTTCCTGCTGGCCTTACGGATGGGTTCTTGTCCATCGCCTTTGCTACGGCAGGGCGGCTGGAATCAATGTTGGCTTGGATCTTCTCTCCCTTGGATAGACCAGTAGAGATGTTGCCGTCATCGTCATCCTCCGAAGCAATACCCAACACGGCGGCTAGGGCATAGCGACGAGCATAGGTGATGGCAGATCCCACTCCCTGCGGGGACTGATCCTTGAGAGGGAGCAGTAGCGTGGAGGTGGTGCTGTAGCCTCCCTTGTGCAGAATGGTAGTCTCCACACCAGCGGTTCCCTCCATGAAGAGGGGCTGTTGCATGACTGCCAAACCATGCTTTGCAAGGATGGGGCGAGTAGCGTCAATGATCGCATCCAGAGGAGCATACTTGCTCTTGAAATACGGATTGGCGGCTGTTTTAGCCACATTGGACAACTCACCAATAGCGGCGACTAGGGCTAGTGAATAAGCCTCCTGTGATTTGTTTTCGCTCATTACTTCTTGAAGATGAAGGCCAAGAGATTACTAACCGACACGGCAAGCGTGGCGATGAGCAGGATGGTGGATGAGAGGATACGAGCCTCAAGCTCGTAAATCTTCTCGCCGATTTCGTGATCCCACACGATACGAAGCTCGGTGGTTGTTTCCTCCTGCTTATCGCAGGGCTTCTTGCAGGGTGTTTTTTTCATTGTGTTTTTGGTTATCCCCTCTCGTCAGCCTCAATCATTGAGTCGTCGATGAAGGAAATTGTTTCGTCTAGCGTGTTGCGGATGGATTCTAATGAATCAAGCAGGATTGCGATTTTCTCCTCTGGTGTTAACTTGTCGCTCATTTGAGGCAGAGCCAGATGAAGTTGACTGCTCCAAGTAGCGTTGCCACAGCAATTGCGTAGAACATGACTTGCTGTCGTTCAGAAAGAATGTTGAGATCCTGCTGTTGGTCGAGAAGCATCGTGGTGATGTCTGTGAGTTCGTTTCGCTTTTGAAGAAGGTTTTTCCAGATTTCGGAGATTTCATTGCAAGGCTTGGTGGTCTTGGTGGTTTTCTTGACTGCGGTTTTTGGTTTGGTGTTTTTCATAACGAATGTTGTTTTATGGGTTGGGCTGACTGATGGCAAGAACTATTTTTGAAAAAGTTTCTCCATGATCGGAGCAAGATAAACACTAGCCCTATCGGATGGATACTCCGTGAGGCAGAAGTTTACGGCGGCGATAAGGGAGGCTTGCTTCAGTTTGATTTCAACCATTCTATCATAGCAGTCATTTTCATCTTCTGGTGTGGTGGGATTGTCCTCCTCGTCCCACTCGTATCCTAGTATGGCTCCAGTTGGAAGGCGGTATCCTACGGCGTGGAGGAAGCTCTCAAATGCTTCTATGCACTCGGATAGCGTGGATTCCTCGCTGATTGTGATGTTGACGCATGGTGAAGAGATTCCTTCAAGTGGCGTGATGGTGAATGTGTGTGGTGTGGTTTTCATTTTTGTTTGAGCTTCTGGATCTCGTTGCGGAGGTTTTGGAGTTCTCCAGAAATATCTCTGTTTATTGACTCTTGAAGTCGCATCCAAGCGTGGAGATGATTGGGGGCTTTCTGCTCCTGCTTGTCGCTCAAATTATCGACTTTTTGATCAACAACGAAATTTGATGGTTCTGGATTAACGACAACGGGTTCCTCATCAACTGCTTTGCCGCAATCCTCGCAGATGTCTCCCATAGGCTCAACTCGGCTAAACCAAGTTCCAGTTGTGCTACCACAATGGGGACATTTCCAATCACTCACGGGTTCCTCTGGTTCGGGGGCGAATCGGAACTGGTAGAGCCTTAACAGAGAATCTGGATCTTCCTGCTCTTCCTTGCTTCCAATCAGCTTCCTCCATTCTGGCAGACTCCAATCATTTTCTGGAGCGAAGATTTCTAGCCTCTCAATATATTTACGGAGCCTTGCGACCTCGTTGTCGGGTTTCTGTGGGTTGGTTTTCATGCATCCCTTCTACGACTGCATCCGCTGGATGGCAAGAACAAATTTTGAGCTTGACACGATTTTGTAAAACCCCTTATGTATCCCCATACTGCTCCTGCGGAGAGCCTACGACAATCCTGTTTCTTTTGAAAGATCGTCAACTCTAGCCAACCATCCTTTTAAGAATTTCCTCAATACTGGCTTCTGCTCTGCGAGTCGATTGTAAAAGCCTCTACGCTCGTTTTGAAACTTCTTTGGATCTCTTCCAGATAAATTCAAAAACTTCAAAGCTCTAGACAATCCGCAATTGACACAAGCATCAAAGAAGATCCAGTCAAGAGGTTGAGGAAGGTGGTCGCAAGCGTACTTGAGCCATTCGCTCCAGTAGATTTCCGTGGCTTCCTTTTCGGTTAGATTCTTGATGTCAACATTTGGATGGGAACGCTGGTCGATGCCAAACTTGGTGGCACCCCCACTATCGTCTGGGTCATTCTCGTATGTAATCCCTTCATGCTCCCACAGGAACGGAATAACCTTAGTCTTAAAGTACGCCGTCATCGTGCCACCTCGACTTCTGGATACGCTGATTCACAACCATGTCTGGAGCTTCGGCATTGCTATCCACCTTCACATCCTCGCTCATGTGCTGGAGTGCTGATACGGCCTTCCAATCCATAGCGGCCTGTCCCGTGATTAAAGTTGTTGCGGTGGCTCCAAAGAAAAGAACAACGAGGTTGGCGAGTTCCACGATGTCCTTGGATGCCTCTGCGTGGAGGACAATGAGAGTAGCAGAGACAGCAAATACAAGAAGAACGCAACTGCCAGCCAACAGAGCGTAGATCGCCTTTTTGCTCTCCAGCGGCTTTTGGGACAACTTGTTCTCAATTAGATTAGAAACCGCCATGATGTCTTGATTCCAATATAAAGCACTACGCACAAGATTGCAGAAAGTGCAATCAAACGCCATGTCCATAGCTCTTTAAGAGCCTTCTCCTGCTTCTGATGCCAGTAAGCGGCATCATTTTGAGCCTTGGCTAGATCCTTGGCTTGCTGGTCAACTTGGGCTTGGTAGGTGTCTACTGCGGAGTTTAGCTCTTTAATCACCGCATTCCCTGCGGGAGTTGTGACGAGTGGTTTGAGCTTTTCAATGCTGGTTTTCACACCGACAACTGAGGGGGCTGTGTAGGCAACCTTCTCATGGGAAGCACACCCTGCCAGCAACAGGGCGGCTAGGATGGAGATACGCTTCATTTTAGGAGCCGCTTCACCCCGACATAGACGGCAATAAGACCAGCGATGAGGGATACCAGCAGGGTCATGTTCTGCAACCAGACATGGGTAGAGTTGAAGAAAGAGACGATGAGAGTCACCAACGAGACGATGGCACTTGTTGAGCCTACTTCAGCGTTGGAGACAACATGGTTGCTCATGACTTCTTGCCTTTAGAAACTGGCTTTGGCTGTGCCTCAACCTTGGGGGTCGATCCCTTGGGGAACAAAGCGGTGAGGGAAGCGGCGATGTCGGCTCCAAGGAGTTCAGCAACGCGGGCATCAACATCCTTGTCGGTAAACTGACCAGCCTGTGCATAGGTTGGTGTCGTGGTGGCATCCCAAAGGCGAAGATAGACATTCGCTCCCTTGATAAAGGCCGTAGCAGACTTGTCATCGTAGCTCACGATCCAATCAATCTGATTAAGAACGATTGGAGCAATGGCCTTACCATTGATAGGAGATGGAGTGATGGTGATGGGAGATTTAAGAGAAATCATGATGTTAGATGTTAATAAACCAAGGAAGGTTAAGCAAGCGAGAAATTAGCACATCCCCGCCTTCAGAGATAGACACTTGGAACCCAGTAGATCCATATGCCATAGGGGTTGAGTTTAGATTAACGAGAGAGTTGTCGTTCCAAGCATATTGAATACCTTTAGATGAAGTATATTTAGCTGTTCCATGAATAACTCCTTCTGAATTATATGATCCAGAGTTAAAGGTAACATCGCCATAAACAACAGCTTGATACATTCCCCATGAATCGCCACCAAATGTTGCACCATTGCTTATGGTGATTGAGATATAAACAAGCTCCGCATTGTTCGCAGTAAGCGTGTTAATCGTTGGATTTGCCGTTCCTGTGTTGGCATAAATTGCACGAGAAGGTGCAATAATCACATCGGTGGAGGCATCGGGAATTACTTGAGTTCCAACCGAATTAATCGGGCGAGTTGTATAGGAATCATCACTCCACCAATTTAGTGTGTTGTTAAAATCACCATCGTTAGCCCCGCCAATAGAGGGGTTGTCGTTAAAATGCTGTGGGCTAACGGCGGGCCAGTCAAGGTAGGTTACAGAACCAGAAACATTGCCGCCAATAGGATAGCTACCTAGTCCACCGGAATAATATACTGTGGCGTTGCCATCGATCTGACCAAAGTTGTATGATTGCTCATAGAAGAAAGCATTTCCATGAACAGTACCAAGGCTGCTGGTAGATTGATCTCGGAAGGTGGCATTGCCAGTAATGTATCCGTTTTCTCCAAGCGAGCAAGTATCGTGGAATGAGATTCCGTCCGTTGCAGTTCCATCAAATACGCCGCCTGTGCCTTGGAAATTAACTAGCCCTGTTGAGTTAAGAACAAGAGGATAATAAAAGCTGGATGAATAAAACTCTGCTGAAGAGCAATAGCAAACTCCATCTCCAGAAGTATTCTCAATAACTTCTCCGTAGATTTTTACTGGTTTAGTATTAATGGGAAGAGCCGTAGCTTGAATCGTAAATCCAGAATCCAGCCACCAGTTTAAAAGGTTCCCCCAATCTCCATCAGCTTCAGCATTATTGTAATAAAGTGGCTTATTAAATGGATATGTTGATCCAGCACCGCTATTATAAAGTGCCGTTACATCCGCTGTAGACAATGCTCGGTTCCAAACGCCAACTTCATCAATAGAGCCAGATAAAAAAATTCCTGTTAGAACAGCATCTCCACCAAAATATAAATTGCTAACATTACCGAGTTGGTCTCCTATGGCTACAAAAGAACCATTTAAATAAAAAGATGGAACTCCACTATAAACTGACAAACAAAAATAATTCCAACTATTTTCAGACAAAGGTGCTGACATTCCTTTATCCTCCAACCAATTATCAGCAACAATATTTCCATTTCCTGTGCGAATATTTAAACCGGGATATTGTCCAATAATTGTCGAAATCTTATTAGAATCCGTGGTGTTTACCCATCCAGCGATTGAATAATTGCCAGTAGATAATGACAATGAAATTGGTGTTGAAAGGTATTGGTCAACACCATCAAAAACAGCATCCCCAGCAATAATTCCAGTTCCTAGCGTTACGCCATTATTATTAGTAAGAGTATTGCCATTACCAGTCGAGTCAACGAGACTGACTCCACCAGAACCATTATTATTAAGGCTCCAGTAAGCTAAAATGTTATCTGTGAGTGCCATTAGCTACAAGAATTAGTCTTGAGCAACACGGGTCAACGCACCATTTCCATCATATTGCAGATAGACATAGTAAACTGCAGTTCCGTTTTGCTTAAAGGTGATGTAGGTCGGCTTGGTAGGAAAAGAGCTATTGCTATACTCAAGCACAACATCGTTATAGGCAGGGATGTCAAATCCAGTAGTAACCTTGGTTTGGATTGAACCAGCGGCCTCTAGGATTCGGCAAAGAGTTAGGTCGGAACCATCAGAGGTGGAAGAATAGACAGGTGTGAAATCTCGGCTCATAGTAGATGATTCTTACTGGCTTTTATTAGCCAATGCAAGTGATTTAAGCCCAAGTAAGGCTTAAAACTATATCTCCTGCACCAACATTCCCTCCTCCACTAGCACTCGTAACCATTGCATACGATACTCCGTTATGGAAATAGAATGGGGAAGTACCCAAGGCAAGCGTGATGGTCTGCCCATTCTGGAGTGGGATGATATAATCTGGCGTGTCTGAAGCAGGATTAGGCGTGGTAGCCATATCGTAAAACTTCACATACTTGGTCTGATTGCTGACATTTGTGGCAATGAAGTTATGCACCCTTCCAGCACTTGCTTTAACCACAGTAGCATTGGTGCTTGCGGTACTTACCTTCGTATGGGGAAGAAGCCCATCAGACAATGGGTTTGCAAGCGTGGCTACCGCCTCTAGGATACGGCAGAGCGTGATGTCAGATCCGTCCGAAGTGGACGAATACACAGGGTTAAACACCCTGCTCATAGGTTAATCCATCTCCTCGTCGGGAGAAGCCTGTTCCTCTGGAGTCTCCTCTTCCATAGAGGCAGATCCCTTCTTGTCCTCCATGGCACCAAGCTGTTCCTTAATGGCATCCTTGGCTCCCTTGGGCTTGTCAGCCTTGTCCTCCTTGGAGGCGATAGGGGTCTTGTCCTGCCCGATAGAGAGGATGTGGATCTTGCCGTCCTCAATCTTGAAGCCAGCAATCTCGGAAAACTCGTTGCCGTCCTTAACTCCATCTGGAGCAGAAAAGCCTTTGGGGATAGGGAAGGATAGTGCCATAGTGGATGTTAATTACGATTTATTTAATGTTGATGCAATGGGAATCTAACAAAAAGAAAAACCCCCAAGGATTTCTCCAAGGGGGTTTCCTTTGATTACTAATCCCTAGTTATTAGGAATTCGTACATTGAACGCTACCGAAGTCGTTCGGGCAACGCTTGTGTAGAACCACACGACCGAGCCAAGGCTGGAGAGGGCGGCTTCCGCTCTGGAAGATAGCCAACCAGCGACCGATCTTACCGAGGGGGTTGACAGTCGTATCACGAATGTTCAGCCAGAAGAACTGGCCGCTGTAGTAATACGGATAATCGTCAAACGCCGCACCGGGGATGTTCGGCCCAACTTGCTGGACTGCCTCCTCATACACATCGGGGTGGAAGATGTATGCGGCTTCAATCGGAGCGGTGTTGTAGGCAGGATTCGGAACCCACTTGTAACCAGTCTGGGCGGCCTGTTGCACGAAGGGATAAATCTGCGTGTAAGCACCACCAGAGTAGGTGAAACGAGGAACCTCGAAGTCGATCAGGTGATAGTAGCCACCGAACGAACGATCCACACCAAGGGGAGCGACAAGCTCCGAAGGGGTGGCATAACGAATGTCCTGACGGAGTTCGCTGTTGTTACGGATAAGCTGACGGCTGGTCTCAGGGCTGGTGATCAGACCGAGGACAGCGGCACCATTCTCACGACCGAGGGGGTTGTGACCAGCACCATCACGAATAAGCTGAACACGGATGGTGTCAAGCTGATCCTGAGCAAGCTGGAAGGTAGGAACGGGAACGGTGTTCAACGCACCGCTGTATTCCGTGGTGTAGCCAGCCTGAATCTTGGGAACGAGTCGCATATACTCAGTACGGCGGCGGTTATCGAGAACCGTCTTGGTAAGCTGGGTAAGTTGCTCCACGGTCTTGGTAACCTGAGACTCGATTTGGAACGAGGTCTTGAGGTCATCCAAGCAGATGCAAGGGGTTTGGTAGCTCTTGGTCTGGAGATTCCAGTTAGCAACGCTCTGACCGAAGGACAGATCATTGGTAGCAGGGACGCAACCAGAGGAGGAGGTTCCGTTAGAGGTGGAGACATTGCTCCAATCCGACTCAAAAGAGCCAGAAAGAACACGCTCAACCGTGATTTCGTTGAGGGAGGTTCCCATACCGAGGGGGAACTTGCCAACACGAGTCAGGCGACCCCAAGGGGACTCGACCTGATAACGCTGTTGGATGTCAACGGAGAAGCGACCAGTCTCCCGCTGGAAGAGGTCGTTAACTGTAGAACAGGCGATAGCCATAATAGTTTATAAAGTAAGTTTGTTTTGGTTTGGGTGATGTAGATATAACCCTAGCGGGTAATAGCTACCTTAATTTTGGATCGGGCTAGTCTCCATAATTACGCCCAATTTTGAAAGGTGGCTATCCTCTCGCTGGCACAGCCAGTTTCAGCTAACCTTGCCTTACATTAAAACTAATGTATGTGTCAACAGGAAAAATACTTTTTCCTTAATGAATTGGCAATTTCGCCTGTTAGCATACCACTTTCTTTAAGCGATTGATATTCTTGCCTGTAAAAAAATTGGTTAATTGCATTGATTTGCCTTTTGTCCACAGGGTAAGAGGGGTTCAGATTACCAACAATGAATTGGATATTTACAAATCTCCTTGCCATTTTTCTTGCTTGCCAACCATCTCTTGATGGGGCTGTTAACACAGAATATGCATTACCAGAGTATTTGTCCTCAATTTGTTTTTTATGCTCATCTGTTAGCATTGAATATAAAACCTCGATTGTGCATCCCCTTCTTTTTGTTTTTTGCCTTCTTGTAGCTCTTTCCATTGCATGAATCGCCTCATGGCAATCCCTACACAAAACTTGTAAATCTTCTAGTAGCTCCTCGCCGCCAACACGATCATAGGTTAAATGATGAACATCGTTTCCATAACCGCCGCATTTGCCGCAAATCTCGCCATAATGCTCTATTGCCTTCAATCTTATTGATCTCCACAATGGAGATTGAAGATATTCCCTATGAGTTATCTGCCTTATTGTAAGGTGATCTCTCATGGATTAAATTCTACTTTTGTAGCATTTGCTTCAAAATCTGGCAGTTTTCCATCGTAATCAATGGTGCAGTCCATCTGACCACCTTCCATCCAAGTTTATGGGCTTCCCAGTATTTCTCTGCGTCTTTAAGGAAACCTCCACCTCTAGCGTGGCGACCGCCCCATGCCCCGCCTTCAATCTCAATAAGAGTGAGGCTATCGTGATGGGCGTAGTCAGACCGCCACTTGCGAGTCGGATGGAAGCGATACTCCACCTCCAGAGACGGCCCTTTTACTGCCGCCCATAGCAGATCGAACCTTCTTTCGAGACTGCTTGGAACCCTTGGTTTTGGTGATGAAACCTTCTTGGCAGAGCCGTTCCGTGATTTCCTTTTTGGCTTTTCTGGATTGTTTTGCATGATTGATAATAGTCAAAAGTGCTTCTTCAATATGATTGTCCTTTGTTTCATGAGGCTTGCTCTCGCAGGAGCCACCCGCCGCAGGATCTCCCTGCGTACCATTCGGAAGTAAACCATCATTAAATAACACTCCCAACTTGTCTGGGTGATATACCACCGCATTAAGATTAACGCAATCGGGAGTTACAACATCACGCCTCCACTTCTTTTCTGGAACCCAATCATGATGAATAAGATTTGTACGAGCCATTTGATAAACCACTTGACCACCAGATGCGATGTCCCAAGCGGTATTCTCGTTGTTAAAAATTGAAGGAGCCAGTCTAGGAAGATCCCAATGATAAACAGCAACTCCGCTCATATGGTCAACTCCATTGGGCATGATGTTCCTAATGCCAACAAAGTCTCCCATAAATGGTTTTCCGCAAGCCGCATAAGCGGCTTCAATCTTGTCAATCCAATCTGGCGTTAGCGGAACGGCATCTGGTTCCATCCAGAGGAACGGCTGTTTAAGATTGTTATGAGCCAACCAAGCGACTTGCTCAAATGCCATATTGCAACTTACAGGCCACCCTGATTGTGTGTGGTGGCAAACTTCTACAATCACCTCTGCGAAGCAAGCCTGAAGCGTTTCTTTAATACCATCCGTGGTCGCACAATGTGCAGGAGCCAGAACAATCTTGTGGGCTTTATAGGAGCCTAGTTTAGCCACATGGCTTGCCCAACGCCGCATCTGGGCTAGATCACCATCGTAATAGGAAATTGCTACAATCATTTCAATGCAGATGGTTTATTCCATTTATCTGCGTATGTCAATCATAATACAGAAGTAATTGTTATTGACGCATTAAATGAATATTCCACATCAGAAACAAGGAAATCACTTGGCGAAAAAGGAGGGCAAGGGATATCTGGGTCAACAGGAAAACATAAAACATTTACAACTGGGTTAGGGTTATAATAAAGATTGCAAGTTGAAGACCCGCCACCATAAAAATTCAGAGTATAAGTTCCACCTATTTCTAGTGTTCCCGAAACATCATTAGCAGGAATATTTCCAATACTATATGTTGGATATAGAAAATATTCTGCCGAGCCAACTGTATAAAAAGAGTAGCCTGCAGAAACATCCCCTCGAAAAAATATATATGGGTCAATATAATAAAGATTTGGTGTTACTGTATAATCGCAATACATACGAAACCAATTGCCTTCACCACTATTGTTAGGCCATCCCAAATTTCCATATCCAGCAATTAAAGAATCTGAAGTCACAGCCCCATTACTATACACAGTCCAAGTTCCATTAAATATACTTCCGCTTGTGGCGGTAGAAACTATATCTCCAGAAGGTCCTTCATAGCCTTCAGAAAAGGAAAAATCAAATCTATCGCCGTCTGTTGGACGGCTACAAATAAGATATTCCCTATTATCTGATTGTCTACATAGAGCGTCTTGAGATAAATACGAATAATCAGCTGAAGCACTATAAGTTTGTAAACTTATGCCATATGCAGGTGATGCAATTGTTGAGCTAGAACTTCCAGAAAAAGAGTCAAATGTGTAGGTTTTAGCATTCCACCAATACTGCATTGCTTGTTCGAATGTTACTTCAAGAAACGCATCTTTAACTGCTGAGCTTGGAAGCTGTGGTATACACCCCGTAAACTCATATCGGTCTCGGTTTTCACCAAAAAATCCAGACACAATTACATTGCTCATATTTAAACAGGGACTGGGAAAATTGAAGCAATCCCATTTGCGCAAAATGCAGACATCCCCAAATTTGTTACAACAATTGGTTGAACTTTACCATCATTAACATACGCTAACAACTTCCTTGCATAAATTTGGCTCGGTGGATTTCCACCATCATCTTGAAGGTTTCCGTTTGCTACATAGATACCACCACCAGTAAAAGAGCCACCATTGCCAACCGTCTTGATTGTTGCTGATGTTATGCTAAATCCAGATATACCAAGCTCAAGCCAAACATAATCATTGTTATTACAATTTATGTATGTATCTAAATTATCAATTGTTATCAAATTACGTGAGTCAATAGTAGAATCAAATAAATACGAATCACTAAAAACTGATATAGACAATTGACCTGCAACTACTTTAGTTGATATTTTAAATGGGTAATTCAAAACAGGAGGTGATGACTGTCTCCTTGCGGGAAGCTGTGGTTCAGTTGTCCATATTGGAGTAAACGATCCCCCCATGCCAATCCCTTGTGCAAATGTAGTTCGAGAGCTTGGTATAGAGCCAAACCCAGAAAACTCTGCTTTTACATCTTTTATATCCATATTACTTTAGAAGAACAAGCTGTTGGACAACCCGCCAGATGTTTGCCTTCCAGTAATCTGCCTCAAAAGCAATAAGCTGATATGTTCCAACTAATGCGTTGTATTGATTTGCCGTGGTGGTGGAAACAGGAACATTATATGTTTCGTTTATATAACCATGCACAGGATCATTTGATGCCGTAGTGAATGTAATGTACAAACCAGAGTTAGTTAGTGCATCTGGGATATTCACTTTAAAGAAATATCCATCATAATACACATTGATTGCAATAGGATCAAATAGCGTATAGGACGGAGTAGGCTGACCATACTGGTAGCTAGTGATGTGCTTAAACACAGTTTGGTAGCTCCTCTTAGCCCTCATTACTGGAGTAACGCTTACATTGATGTCCCAGTTTGGCATCTGTGGTGCAGACACCTCAAACCCAGTAACAAGGTTGGGGGAAGCGTAAGCACCAGTTTTATATTCAGTACGAGTGGCGGGAAGGCTGGAAATACTAGAAATAATCCTAGCTGATTTGTTTGAGTCAATAGGCTCATCCCTGTAGGCAATAGTCCCATTAGCAACAGAATATGGTGAAGCAGATGACGAAATGATCTGCTTGGTATTGGTAACAACAAGGCCGAGGTCAGCATCGTATTGCTTTCCAGTAAGCAAAGGGCCGGGGATTGTCTCATACACCCTCTGCACTTGAACATAGCGAGAGCGTAGAGGATTACCATCCTCAAGTTCTGCCATAGCTTGCTTGACTATAACAGCGTTTCCACCAAACACAGGATCTGTTGCACCAATTGCTACTGTAGTGTATTGGGAGCGAGGAACGATGTAGGTGCGAGTATAAACTGGGTAGGATGGATTCTCCTCACTATACTGGATATTATAGTTCCAAGGATCTTGAGATGCCAAGGTGCGGTCATTGGCATAGTAGTTATAAACAAACTGACCAGTCTCGTCTGGCTTCTGATAGACCAGATACAGAGTAGAAGGCCACTTGTTAGCGTCCCTCTTGTCGTAAGTAATGGAGCCGTCTAGCGGCTGTGGGTTGTAAGCACCCTTTTCGGTACTAACTTTTTCAACCAGAATAATATGTCCATCCTTCGTATAGAAGTCTGGTACATTGGGGGTGGGGTATTGAGGTACTCCCCACTCCAAAGGAGGGTTTGGAAATCTAGGTTGTTTGGAAGTTGCCATTATCGTAGGGGAATATCGTTGCGGAGGAATGGTATAGATTCCTGCATAACTTGCAATACATTTTCAGGAACCCTCTTGTTATACTTTGGAGCCACAGCGGTGTTAGCAACATCCCAGAAGCTAGTCCAGTCAACTGGTTGTTCAAGATCCATCAGGTCTGCCACATATTTAGATGCGGCAGGAATGTATGGCTGGAAATACACTTCTGCAAATGTTTCTGCCAAACGCTCTCTTGAATGAGCAATCTTCTCAAACTCAAACATTGATTTAACAAATGGAGCTTCCTCAACAAGCCCCAATGCAGTTTTCCAAGCACCATTACCAACCTCTTGTGCCTTTTCATACCAAGGCATTGATTCTTCCACATGGTTCTTCCAATAACGGCTCATGGAAGCACCAATTTGCAAGCAAGCAAACAATGGGTTTTCAAGAAGGTTTCTTGGAAGTGGCTTATCCCACCAAGGGAATTTAATCTGACCATATTCCAACTCCCCCTTTTCTTCACCAGTAAGATAAATTCCTCCAATGCTTTCTTCAAATACTGCTCCGATAGCCATCATAGTAAGGCCAGCAGATCCACGCTTTAGCTGACGCATGATAAGATCAGCCTCCTCTGGCTGTAGTGTGTCTAGCCCTTTTGCCACAGCTTTTGCCATTCTGACTGCGGCTGGAGCAGTTCCAAACGCATATTCAAATGTTTGGAAAACAATGTTTGTTGGAATCCTGACAATTGGCAATGTTTGTTTTAGCACAAATGCGGCTGTTTTACCTGCAATTTCTCCACGCTCTAGTTGCCTAATAGCACCATTGTAAATGTTAACAACTGCATTGTCGCTTTTAAAAATTGCGTCATTTCCATATTCAAAAGCAGTCAGTTCTGCTTGTTGCTTAACTGCTTCGCTATGTGGATCTTCCCCCATACGCTCTGCCCATTTAAGGTAGCGTCCATAAGCCATGTTGTAGTTTGCAACCCTAGTTGGATTCTTAACAGCTTCGTGAAGCCTCCCCCAGAATCCCATCCAGTTTTGAGGAATGTCTGACCCCCTCCCCATTTTTAAATCAAGTGCTGATGTTTGTCCTAAGAATGTAATTTTATTAAATTCCTTTAGACCAGATATAAGACCCTTCCAATACGCATTTGTATCTTGGTATGCCTCCTCCCATCTGCCACCCTCAGTAGGAGCCATTTTTGCTATCTTGTTAATCAAAGGGATAGCCCTCAACCCATATCCAGCAGTTTCAGTTATTCCACGGGACAGAGCAACCTCAGCACTAGCGGCGGTTAGTTTGGCAAGTGATTTAGGGCCAGAAAGAATTGAAAACCTCTTCAAGTTTGTCAAGAAATCCATGCTCCTCTGCAACGGAGTCCTGTTCTCGTATTCAATCTTGGCAATAGCCTTCCTCACATTGTCCTTGAGCGTTTCCAGTCTTTTCTGCTTTTCAACTACTTCAGGTGTTTTAATCTGCTCTCTGTATTTCCTGTTTGATGTGAAATCACCAGTAGCAAGCTGTTCCTCTAGCCTTGCCGCAGAACGATCAAGGCTTGCAGAGTAGTTTTTAATAGCCGCCTCCCTCAATGATTCTTTTTTCCAAGGAGTGTCTTTAACCTGAGCTTTTAGATCAGAAATCTCCTTAATAAGAGCTTGCTCTTCGGGGCTTACTTCCTTTGGTGCCTTTTCAGCTTTTTCTTTCGGCCCTTCTTTGATAAGCCTTTCAACTTCTGCTTTCTTCTTTAAGAGTGTTTCAATTCTTCCCTGCTTCTTGATCTGATCGTTAACTTCTTTCAGCTTTTCCTGAAGCAAAGCACGGTTTTCAGTAGGTACATCAGCCCTCTTGCGGCGTTCCTCTTGAATTCCAGCAAGCCGATTGGTTTTCTCATCAATCTGACGAAGCAGGGATTCCTCCTTCTTTGTTTCCTCATGCAGGGTCTTGATGGTGTCAAGAGCCTCGCCCTTAGACTTGAAATACTCTAGTTGCTTCTTGGATGCACGGATGTCTTTGGAATCAACCTTATCACGATAGGATTCTTTCTTCTTTTGCTTCTTTAGAGCATCATCCTGAAGCGAGGATAGTTTCTCTTTCTCGTGCTGTTCAGCAATCTTGAGAACACGCATCGCCGCACCTAACTTCTTTCCAATATCCAGCTTGTCATCTGCAAGCTCTTTCTTGGCGGCTTCTAGGCTGGCTTTATCTTGCTGGGCAAATTTATTCGCACGAACGCAACTCATAATCAAGTTCTCCTATAATTCTGTCAGCATCAATAATTGCATCGTCAATATGCCCCCTGACTTGGGACTCAAGATTGTGAACCTCAACGCTGAACCTTTCAAGGATTTTCGCTATCTGTGCTTGCTTCTCCTTTGGTGACTTCATCTTTAAAGCCTTCCTAAAAGCCCTGTTAAACAGGAATGTCTTGTCGTTGTTACGACTAATTGATCCGAGTAGGCCAGCTTGAGACTTCTGGTGGAAGGCTCCATTGCCATTAAGGATGTCCATCGTCTGTCCCTTCTCCCAATTATCCCCCATAAACCTTGAGATCCTGTCATGGACAGCATCTGCAATCTTGTCTGGATTCTTGGTTTTAAACAGTTCCGAAAGGTTCCTAGCCATTCCCCTGACGGCAATTCCCATAGTGATGGGGTCTTGCCTGTTGTTTTTGAGCATGGTTGTAAACTTCTCGACTTCTTCCTTGGGAACCTTTTTCTCTCCTTCAAGCTCTGAAATCATGCGGCTAGAGAACTCAAGATACTCAATAAGACCACGCATATTCTCTTTCTGCTTGGTTTTTTCCACGGCATCAAAGTATTCCTTCTCTGTTTTGTCGATGTCCTCACTAAGTTTGGTGAGGTTTTTCTTTTCCTCGTCGGTCAGTTTATCGTCTTTAAGCCCTGCACGGCGTTTTGCCGCCCTAGCCTTGGTAATGAGTGTCGGGAGCGAGTAATCGGCCTTTACGAGCATTCTCAGGAATCCTAGCGACCTTCCAGCCTCGCTATTGGTGCGGGACATGAGTTCAGATAGGTCTGCATACTCACGCTGGGCATCGTCGTATTCCTTGTCGTAGCGTTTAATGAGGCGTTCATCAGTCTCCCTAGCCAGCTTTGCCGCTATGGTGTCTCGTTTTGCCATAGCCTCTGCCACAGAATACCGAAGAATAGAAGTTTCCACAGGAGAAAGCACCCTCACATTCCTTTTTAGTGCAGAAATAAATGATGCCGCATATCCCTCCCTGCTATTGATTTGCTCCATTGCCTCCTCCCAATGCTCACCGCTGGCAATTGCGGCTTCTTTCATAACAGGGTTTAGTCCACGGGCAATGCGGTCATCGTCAATGGCCTTCTGAGTGAATCGAACATCCTCTGAGCTTCTGTCAAGGGACTCGTTTTTTATGTCATTTACTTCTTTGCCAGACCACATCTTTGGGAACTTAACTGCCTGATCAAGATCCCTTTTGAAGAACTCGCTGTGTGCGGCTAGAGATTCACCCTCTTTGAATAGGTTAAACCTCTCATCTTCAGAGTAATTCTTTGCATTCTTGAATGCTTTCTCAAAAGCCTTAGACCACGCTGAGTAGTTGGTTCCACCCTTGAACTCTCCTTTTGCCAAGTCTTTGTGGATCTTTGCAGAATTCACGAGATCAGCATTATGATCACGCTCGTCGAACTTTACTCCAGCCTCTGTTTTTTTCATAGCACCCGGCCCAAACTTCTGTCCTTGACCAGCCGTTTCAGGATGATCATCCAGAGACAAGTGGTTGCTATGCATTTTGAATCCAAGAGCCTTGTCAGCATCTAATTTTGCAATGTCTGCCTGACCACTAAGTCTGGCAACTTGCTCTGCCTTATCACGGCTTACGAATGCATTGGTATCGGTCTTGTATCCAAATTCAAGTCCTTCCCTCTCTTCGGGATGGGCGTATGTCTCGCTAATCTCTTTCCAAGACATACCAGATTTAAGCATGGCTTGCTTGTGAGACGCTCCATAAAAAACTTTTCCCTTGTTCTTGCCCTTGTTAGGACGGAAAGCGGCTGACAGCACACGAGTCCCCATAGGCTCAGAGGGTTTTGGCTCCCTAGGCTTACGAGCCTTTGGTTCCCCTTGTTCCTTCGGTGCTTCCTCTGGTGCTGGCTCAGGCTCAGGAGCCTTGGATTCCATGACAGGCTCTTTGGACGGCTTTGGCTTTGCGGCTTCCGCTTTGGCGGCGGCTTTCTGCTCTGCCTTAATTTCCTTCTTTCTTGCAACAGCAAGTTTACGAGCATCATTAAGGAATTTATTCCTTACTTTGGTCTCCTGAATCAGTTTTGCATCTTCCTGATTTTGCTTCAGGAAAGCATCTACTTCCTCTGGAGTGGAAGCCTCCTCAAACGAGGCTACTTCTTTTTTACCTTCACCTTCCCGCTGTGGAGTTCCTTCTTCAACTTTGACTGTTGTTTCTGGGACAGGGGGCTTCCCTTGCTCAGGAGATACCCCACTTGTTTCTTTGACTTGCTCTTTTGTTTCACTTGGTTTTTCAGGTTGCACCTCGGCCTTAGCCTTGGTTGGTTTCTTTTTAGATTCTTGAATGGTGATCCCGTAATGAGCGGCAAGCTCCTCCACAGTCGGAACTTTCTCTAGCACAGAAAGCTCTTCGGTTTCTTCTGGTGTTAGCTCTTTCCCAGAATCACGCTTTTCAGAAAGTTCTGTATATCGTTTGTTACCGTTATAAATAATTGTATCACGGCTTGCAAACTTTGGTGCTTGCGGCTGTGGAATTGGTGGAGGCTTAGATAAAGTATCGGCAGTTTCAGGCAAATCAAACTGACTTACATATTCAGCAACTTTATCTAAATCACCTCTGTCTTTTCCAATGCCCGGAGTAAAATCATCATGACCGCCCTTAATACCAAGTAATGCCATAGGAACAACACCAACTAATTGTTTTGCGGCATCTCCAAATTTTCCAGTCAATACATTTTCAGTTATAGTCGGTGCTTTTTGCTGTTGTTTGGAAATTGCATTGTCGAGTGTAGTAGCAATTTCATTTTGTGCGGCAACAAGTCCAAATGACTGGAGGAAGCGACTTGCACCACGCTTCCATACATTTCCCAATCTTGAGGTTACGCTTAATGGAAGTGCGGCTCCAATTTCAGACTCAAAGAGAGTTTTGTAAAAAGTTCCAAGAGATTCTTCACCTGATTTTCCTTCAGAAATGGATTTATCCATCTCCATTTTTGCAGATGCAAGGGATGCTGGTGCAAAATCAAGCATTCCATTTAATGCTTTTTTACCAATAACGCCAAGGTCTGCGGCTAATCCCTTTGCACCAACCGCCATTAATCCTTCTTTTGTATATTGAATTGCCTTTGCCTCTGGTAATGCAATAAGACTTACAATATCTGGTATAAGAGATCCAATTTGATAAAGAGGGCCATTAAGCCATCCACCCCTGCCTTTTTGGGACTCTTCTAGTTTTTTAGCAGTTTCAACGCTTATTTTTTGGGCTTTTGGGATGGTATCAATAAAAGCATCAGTATATTTGTTTTTCCCAAATATTGCTTCTGCCATTTTTGCGTTAGCAATTACGCTTTGATATTGAGGCATATCCTCAATTGTATCAATACCAAGATTTACAAACTTTTCTATCCCCTGTGCAATACCAGTACCAAAAGATTTTAAATATTGAACCCCTGCTGAATCCCCTTCGGATGGAACGGTGGGGAACGGGGCTGGCTTGGGGGCTACTTCTGCTTGCTCCCCCGCTTTTCCTTCGCTTGGAATTGCTTGCTGGACTTCGGTTTGCGGCCCTTGGTATCTTGGGCCGACTGACATTGCTTGTTGTTTTTCAAGTGGTTCACCTCCTATCCCTAAAGCTGAATCACCCGTGAGGGCGGTTCTAATCTTTAGACTGGCTTGGTTTTGCCCCTGAACGAGGCCGCTGTCTTGGGGACTGGATTGACCATCGGCTTGTACCCCGACTTGAGATTCTGCTTGGACTTCGCCGTTGACGGGCAATTCCGCATCACCTTGTCTGCCATCTTCTTGGTTTTTGCTGGTTTCATATACATTGTTGTCACCTCCTTTTGTTTTGTATTTTTCCTTTAGGAAAGAGTCAATTTCATTGAGGTTGTATCCATTTTCTCGTGCGTCCTTAAATCCTTGATCAAGGGATGCGAGATGGGAAAGAATATCTTCATCGCTTACTTTAGCCTCACGAGCTTTTGCAACACTCGTAGAGAACTCATTATAGTCAAAAGGCATGGCATTTGATCTTATAAAATTGAGCAAATGTCAATTACTCAGTATACTCTGGAATTTGCCTCTTGTTATTAACGATAACTTCTGGCATTGGTGCTTCTGAATCTGGAGTAGGTGCGGAAGTGCTTTCAGAAGGTTTACGCTGTGTGTCAGAGGCTGAAGTAAATGGTGCGGCTTTAGACTCGCCAGCGGACTGCATGATCTCATCGGCAGGAGTTCCCATTGACTCAGACTTGGGCGTGTATCCAGAAGGAGCCGTGGCTTCCTTAGATGATCCCATATTCAGGGGGAGATCACCCGTAACTTCCACATTCATTCCCTGTTTGGGAGCCACTCCAAACCCTCCAATCTGGGAAAGATCCAGCTTCTTGGCTGGTGCTTGTTCCATAGGTTCACTCATGCTTTGCGGCCCGAACTCAGTTTTAACACCAAGTTGCTCCATTGATGCCTGTCCCTTTCCAAGGATGCGTTGCGTGGAGGCGTTAAACTCCTCGTGCATTGACTTTTCCATAGGTGTAGACTTGAATCCCTTCTTGGTAGCATCGGTGTATTGCACCATATCTCCATTAGGATCTGGCTTAAATTTGTTAGTTTCAGGATCAACAAATCCTGTTTTTGCAGTTACACCCTTGGGATTAGGAACATTCAGCTTTGCCTGAGCATAGGTGAAAGGAAGCCCACCGCTAACAGCAGTCCAATCAGATTGCAATGCACGGGTTTCTTCAATTCTTTCCTTCGGAGTGCGAACACGCATTGCCTCCTCACGCTGTGCATCCAACTTGGACTGCTGAATCACGCTGTCAAAGTGCTTGTCCCAGATGGGAACACCATCTTCGTCCTGTTTAAGGATGTTGGGATCTCTAGGATCTCCCTTAATCTTGTTCTCCTCAAAAGTTTTAGACCAAAAATTAGCAACATCTTTGTGCTGTTTATCCAAATCTTTAACTTGTGCAACAATACCACCATTGTCTTTGTTGGCAACAATACGCAAGAAGTCAGGGTCTTTATAAAGAGCCTTCCTCTGCTCGTCATACTTCATGGAAGCTGGGTCAAGATTGTTTGAAATATAGAGCGACATAGCGGCCCTATCATTCTCTTTCTGCTCCTTTTGAGCGTCCTGATCTGCCTTGATCCTCTCACGCTCCATGCCAATGGTTTCCATACGCAACTGATGTTGCTCCATTGCAATTTGATGTTCTTCCATGCGTTGCTGATGCTGTTGCATCTGCTGTTCCCTTTGCAACTGCATTGCCAGCTTGAAAAGCTCTAGTTTTTCAGTAAATTGTTGCTTCTCTTCCTTGCGAGTACCAGTTTCCTCAAGAAGGGCTTGAGCATAGGGAGACATACCTCCCCCTGCTCCTGCGGTGCGAGTAACAAATGATCGTGCTGAATCTTCTTGAGCCATATTAAATTACTCCGTATTTCTTTTTGATGGCCTGTATGTCTTTTTGCTCTGCGGCTTTCCACTTGCGTTGATCGCTAGAAGATAGTTTAGCACCAGCAAAAGGATCTTTCCCTGCGAAATCCTCTGGAGAAAACACATCACTCTTGCCAATCATAGGAGATCCACCAGCCATAGTCACTTGCTTGCGGCGTTCAATCTCAGCGGCATTTGGATTAAATGAAGCGGATGGCATTTCCTTGCTCCTATCAATTCCAGTAAATGTGCCAGCAATACCGGGTCGCAGACCAAATCCCTGCTCAGGTTTGTCCTGAATAAGCTCTCCACTCAACCCCCTATGCTCTTGAGGGGTAACATCAACAACTCGATAAGGAGTTCCAGCGGCACTCAGTTTCCACTTGGCTCCCTTATCATCAATCTGCTTCCCCCTGCCACCAAGAAGATCAACAAGGGAAGAATAAAGATCCATAAGGCCACCAGATTCTTTGGCTCCAGCTTGATTGGCATTCTTAGCTGAATCAGCCTGAAAAGCATCCTCAGAGGAAAACCCAACTGGCTTATTCAAATAATCCTGCATTGAACCAGTTCCAGAAGCCACATTTTGAAATGATGGCGTGTAGGATTGACCCAAATCGAAAGACGATAGCTTTGCCATGTTTTGTGCAAATGGCGTGTAGGCTAGTGGATTGTTAGATCCCTGTGGAAATAAATTATCTTCTCCCATATTAGATTAAGTTTTGAATTGCTCCGGGGGCAAATGCCTTGGTTTGAATATCAACTTGTGCCTGTTCTCCATCCTCGTAATTCATGGTTTCATCATTCAGACATTTATAAGCCAAATCCCAATACACATTAGCTCTCTCAAGCTCATTCACATTCTCGTAGTTATAAGCCTGAACTCCATAACGATAGGCATTCCGATTAGATGGGATGAGAAGATCGTTGTCTCCAGATAACGGCACATACCCACGCCTGACCAAACAATACATGGTGCGATTTTCAGGCACCCTTCCCACCACCCTATACCTTTGCGTGTCGGCAGTAGCACCAGATGGCAAAGCACTTGCTGGAGTTTGTCCCATGCGGATCACTTGAGTGTCCCCCACATAGGAGGCTGGCATATAACCAATCCCTGCGTCATTCCAAGGATACCAATCACTCATCACATCCACAATATCACCAGTAATATAGGTGCTATCAATAGCCATCACCTTCAACACGCTCTCAATTCCAGCAACAGTATCGAAGTAGTAGTTCCCACTCCCATCAACAGAAGTGGTGAAGGAATGAATGAACCGATTCCCCTTCCATTGCCCAGAGGAAATAAACCTCTCATTGACAAAATTAATGGCACTAGCAACTACTGGGTCAGAAGCCCCTTGGCTCGTAACATACGGAGCCAGAAGAGTTTTAGCCTGTGCGAAAGAAAGGGAAGCCATAATCAGTTACTTAACTAACAATCACCATCAGTTAAGTCAACTCTAATCATCGTCATCTTCCATCTCACATTCAATAGTTGGATCATCAAACTCCCCATTAGACCAAGCCTCAATCATCCCAGTCACGGCAAACTTATTTCCAAACTGCGTCCCATGATAAGAAGTTCCTCCTTTCTCACACTCCCTAGAAAGCATAATCACCCCCACATCAAAATGCTCGGAAGCAATAGCCCTTATCTTATTGATGGCCTCATCAATACGCTCAAACTCTCCGTCATCTTCTGGGTATGGCTGGGCGGTGAGCATCCCTGCTTTTTAATACACAAGCCTTTAATCCGCAAGGATTCTCTCAATCTCCTGCCTCTTATCGTCGGTTAGACCATCCCAACTCCTATACTGCTTGCAAAAGGAAGGCCAATCCTTTGGTTCCATCCAAGCAAACGCATCCCTATGATACCGATATGCCCATTGCCCCATCGTGTTGAACTCTGAAAATTCATGCCCCAGTTGATTGCAAATCCAATCATCCACGCTCATCCCATGATTTGTAGCCATGAAAGCCCTAAACTCCCGATACAGCCACCGAGGGAAAACAATCGGTAAACGCCTCATATACTCGTAACTATCCCTCCACCCCAACGATCTAGCCGATATATCCATCCAAGGCGATACACAGCCATCCTCACGCAAATAAACAGGCTTCCCATCCAAGAACAGATCCATAGGACTCACATCCTTCGCCAAAATACAATCCGAGTCCATGTGCATCACATACTCGTTCTTACAGAACTCGTCGGCATGGAGCTTGGTAATCTGCTGATCCATATACCCATCTTTGGCCTTCGGCTCAATAAGATGCACCTCCCCATCAACCTTTGGCAATAACCCAATATCAGAGGCAGGAATAGCAATGTGAACCTTCCCAAATCCATGAGCATACTTCTCAACCGATCTCAAAGACAATTCCAACCAGTTAAAGTCTTGAGAATAGGATCGGTAAAAGATGTCTACATTCATTTCGCAACGCAAAGGATGTCATACTGCATCCCTCCCTCATCTGGATATGGCTCAAATTCATACCCCATTCCATGCAAAACATCAAATATCTGGGCGGGAACAACACCCTGCCTCTTTAATGCCCCAACATTAATCTCTATCCACATGATCGGCCTGTGAGCCTCAATCGTCTTCTTTGCTCCCAACAACGCCCTCAATTCCATCCCCTCCACATCCATCTTTATAAAATTCAACCTTTGAAATGGCATGGAATCCAATGCCACCACATTAATCGACTGCCCACCATCGCCCACATGAGACGCACCAGCATTCACATCAATAGCCATCTTCAACTCCCCACTCCTGTCACTTAACCCAAGATTCAATGCCATAGCCTCTGGGCAGTTGTGAACCAAGCACTCATAAGCCGCTGGATTAGGCTCGAAAGCAATCACCCTTCCAGTCTTACCAACGGCCTTGGTATAGGCAATAGTATGATCTCCTATAAATGCCCCTGCATCAACCACCACATCACCATCCTTGATATACCTCAAAATAAGGGGAAGTGCATTCTGGTCGTGATCCAACCTACCCTCCTCTTCCACCCATCTTGAAATATGGGAATCACCATCCAATACAGCTATTCCATTAGAAAGAATTTTCACGGCTTGACATTGCCACAACTAACTCCATCATGGCAAGTAATCAATAACGGATTCTTCTAGCCCTCCCATGATTTCTATTTGATTTTCTTTTAGAAAAGTAAACCTCATCAACTCTTGTTTGAGGGTAAGTCTCATTTTAGCATCCCCCTTTTAACCACACCATCAACCCTCCTCCTTTGCCTTACTAATCCTTTATGGCCTTTTGCCATCCTCCAATAAGAACACCAATCAACCCACCAAGGGTCATCCCCCCTATACCCCCAGCATACCAAAGCATTGTTGTCAGGATGGATGTCTCCATTCTTAAATCTACGCTTGCCCTCCAAGGCTCCACGATCTAAATTATCACCAGCTTCGCTCATAGGTTGTTATGGGTTGAGGTTAGGGGCGGGAGAGAACACCACATTCTCTCTCGCCTTGTTATTTATACCACTTGACTTCCATTGTAGCAAGTGCTATCAGTAATCCCTTCCCCAATGGGAAGTCTGTTCAACGACAGGATGTCTCTGACTCCCCTGCAAATCGTTATACCTCGTGGATGGTCGCCCAGCCATGCCTTAATCTTTGTCATACGCAATGCTTGCATACTACCTCCATATAGAGGCAAGTGCAACGACCTGAAGGAAATAGCGAGGGGTCGAAGTTGCGAATGCTCTCTTGGAACCGCTTTGATTTAAGACACCAAAGCCCCAAGGGGCATGCTTTGTCTTCCCTCGGAGAGCGTTATTCATTACCCTTCTTATTAAAGATAATCACCATTTCCTTTAATAACACATTTTCTTATTAAAGCATTCCTTCATCATGTCGATAAAACACAAATTTCTATACATATCCAACACAACCTGTCTAAATCATCGACATATCTTTACACAACCATGCTCCACCAAAACGACTCCCTCTCATTCAACTCATTCAAAGACGCTACCAAACTAGCGGCATCAGGCGAAGAATACTCTCATCTCATCTCCCTAATGAACCCAGACCACGCCCTTCGCCTCAAACTCTTCGTCCAAGAACTCCCTTGGAGCGTAGCAAACAAGACGATCTATGGAAAAGCACATTGGAAAGAACAATCCGAAGCTCGTCAAAAGAAACGCAAATGAAACACCACATCAAAATAATTTTAGCCTTCACTCTAATAAATACCTTCTTATTGTTGGCTATAGCCTACAGAATGTGGAGTTAGCTCTCAAAAGCTCGCTGTCGCATCTTTAGACGCTCACAAACAAAGCGAGTGTCACTTCTTTAGAAGCAGAACAAAGTTCTGTCACTCTGGGATTTTGTGAAAAAATTGTGGAGGGGTTTTCGCGTGAGAGCGTCCGCAAACTTTGTAAGACAAGGGGTGGTGTGCGTCCTAC